AACAGGGCCTGATGGGATGGGGGTGAAAGATGTTGAAGGAATCCATGACATAATATTAATAACAACATTAAGAGGGGTCAATAGAGGTTTTGTGATGTCTATTAATTTTTGGGGTAGATCTATAACTTTTTGTATACTTTCAATTTTTTTATATATATCTTCTAATTGTTTAGTGAATTTATTAAATTTTTCTATTATGGCATTTAATCCTCCTATATCCCCAGGACAATCTAATTGTTCGGCAAGGGCTTTTTCTCCTTCTTCTCTAGCTTTTGCTTTAGCTTGAGCCGTTAATTCTTCCTTAACTGCGGCTTGGATTTCTTCTTTATCTCCTCCTTTTGCTGCTTCTAATATTTTAGAAGGATTCATAATACCAAACTCAGCTAATTGTTCTAATATAATGGGGGTAAGTTTGGTAATTAGTATAGCTAATAATTTTTTTGCCATTTTTTGGGCAAATGCTTTTTTATCCACTGATTCCCACTTTTCTTTAATAGATTCTGGGGATAAATTAGCTTTAAATTTTTCTATATTTAAATTTACTTTTTTATTAACTAATTCTATTGGTGAAATGTCTTCTCTAACTTTTCCTGATTTTGTGACAATTGTTTTTTTCTTAGAGGCATATTTAAATTTATTTCCTTGAGAATCTTCGAATTCTTTTACTGAAAATTGGATAGTAACTTTTTCTCCTATAGTATATGTACCTTTTAAGATAATATTGGGTCCATCAGATCCAGATCCAGTGGGTGGGGTTTGGGTTACTCCCATATCCTCTCCAGACCCTACTCTTTTTACATTAACACCTTCTATAAGTTCTCCATTTGTACTAACAATTCGAAGAGGTAATTCAAAATCAATAGGCTTTTCCTCTTCATCTTCAACAACATTCTCTTCTTCAATTTCTTCTGGGGTTTCATCTTTGGAAGTAACTGGTCCAACAAAATTATCTTTTTTTGGGTCAGTAAAATACGGCACTTCAGTGTCTAATGTTTGTACAAACCCTGGGTATAACTCACTTAATGGGGTAGAAAAACTACCATTAATATCTGAGAATATTTCAAAATCTTTAGATTTTCCATTTAGATCAACTCTTCTGAATGGTTCTCCCCCATTATAAATAAAGTAAGTAGCAATATCTTTTCGTATAATTGTATTTTCGTCTTTTCCAGCACCATGAATATCATGAATAATAAATTTATAGGTATATTCATTAAATTCACCTTCATATACCCGCATTGTGCCTACCCGTTTTTCTGTTATTTCTTTAATCATAATAACCTTTATAGAGTTTTTGTTGTTTTTGAAGTGAAGTCCTTACTATCAATAGCCTTTATAAAAGCTTCTAATACCCCTTGAGTATCTGTAGCTGATGGTGGGACAGTTATATTATCTTCTGGTTCTCCTGTTGGCCAATCTTTTAATCCTTGTAATGTTCCCATTAAGGTACTCAATTGTGATAATGTATCTCTTAATATACTCAGAAACGATTCTCCTAATATAAGGGGTTCAGAAGCATCTTTACCTCCTAATTGGATACTTGGAGAAGTAATAATACATTTTGGGGTTTCTGTATTTACAGAGTGATTTGATCCTAAAAATATAGATTTAGCAGAACTTATTAAAATATGATCTTTTTTAGAATTAAATACCAATCTATCAGAATTAATTAGAACTTGAGGTTGAGCATATCTAGATGGAAAAGTTGGGGGAGTATTATATGACTTATAAGCACTACCATCACTAACCATGGGTTTTGAAACCTCTATTGGGATTTGTTGGGTAGATGTTATATAAATTGATGATGGATCTTTGTTTATATCTTCAGTAACAGGTTTCCAACCTTCTAGTTTTTCTTCTTCTGTAGGACCCTCAGGGTTTTGGCCATTTCTAATGATGGTAATTGGACTACCATTTACCCCAACATTAGACCAGTTATTTGTATTTATGGAGGGTAAGGGTGGGGTAAAAATTGGGGAGGTGATTTGGGGTAATTTAACAGTTGATCCAAATCTTATACTATTACCCCATCTCCCTTGATATATTATATCCCCTGGAAAAGAAAGCAAAGGATGAATATTTTTTCTCTCCCTAAATGTATTTTGAGATACACTATTACTATTTAATTTAATTCCTGTACCATCATCAGTAACTCTTCTAACAGTGTTTCCTTCTGTATAATCTGCTTTTTCTTCTTCAGTTAATTTATCTTTGGATTCGGCTCTAGGATAGGCATTATGGTGAGGACTATTCCATAAATTTATCATATTAATATAATAATAAGATTCATTATTTGGTCTTTTTCCTATTCCCTTATTAGGTAATAATACTAATAAAACTAATTCATTTATTAAGGGATACGATGTTATTTGGGGGAAAAATGGTCTTGCTCTATAACCCTTGTCACCATTTGAATCTACCTGTTCATAAAGAATAGTACCTACCCCATTCCATTTTCCTACTTGAACAAAAAGGGGATGGTCCTCATTTAATATAATATCAGTAACCCTCCCGATTAAAAATCTATTTTCTACTGCAGAGATTTTGGAATCTAAATTAGCAATTTGAGATTCAAGAAAATTACTTGCAAAAAATTGGGCTAACCCTTTATGTTGTGTGGCCATCTATTCATTTTTTTTAGTGGGGGTTTTGAGTTTGTTAATTTCATTTAATAACTGTTCTTTCTCTTCATCAGATATAATAAAACTCCCACCACTACTGGTATCAGTTTGAAATATGCGTTGTATTATAGCAGCTATTTTTATAAGAGCTTCATCATTTTTAATACCTAACTCCATATATTCTTTTATGAGAGGGACCACTAAAGTAGCATCCCCAATATCTTGAATTAATGGTTTTAACTCTGATATTAGTGATGTGATTTGGGTTTCTTTTTTCTTTTGATTATTATAGATCTCTTGGAGAAGATCAGAATATTTTTTCTTATTAAAGATATCTTTATCTAAGTGATTCATAATTATATGTTTTGGTTACATATAAATATGAAAAACTATATCCTTTTGAAATTTGTGTAGCCATTTTCTAAATAAAAAATATAATTACCCTTAAAAATATTGTATAACTTATTAGCTATTTTTGTGATTTTAGGAGTTTTTACATCAACCATTTCTCTAATATAGATGTAGAGTGCTTTTTTATTAAAAATATCAATTTTTTCCCTATTTCTAAAAAGTTCTAATATGGAATCTGCTACCTTAGTATCAAGTGTTTTTGGGAAATAGTGTTGGAAATTGTTTGAAACATGGTTAGTAAATTCATCTATAAAAAAAGAAAGTTCGTCTGCTTTGGTTTCACTTTCAAAATCCTCATAATAATTCCCATTTTTATGTAAGTCATCAATGGAAGTTTTTCCAATTTGAGTTTTATAATTTTTAGTATTATATATTATTAGCCAACGTTTTACAATAGTCCCAAAATAAGAATAAGCTTTAGCACCCCTACTTGGATCAAATAAATGAATTTTTGATAATAAAAATGTAATAATTTCATGTTGGAGATGTTCTATATGATCCACCTCAGTATAATAAAACTTAAAGGTATGAATTATATTTTCAGTAAGCTTAAAAAAAGCATAATGGATTTTGGATTCATATATCTTACTTCTTAATTTTGAGTCTGGTGTGTTATTGTATAAGACAATAGCATCTTCTGTTTCCTGTGTGAAATAGTTTTTTGATTTGGGTCTTCTCTTTTTTATCACAATCACTTGAGTCTAGTTACTTTAAAATCATTTAAAATACTTTGGATTTCTTTTACAGATTCAAAAAATTGTCCTACTTCATCATCAGCTTTAAAAACACCACTATGGTCTATTTCTTTTAGTTTTTTATCTGATGCTTCAATCACTTTTGATAGCTTGTCTAAATAATCTAAGTAACCCATTAAAACATCTTCCTGTTTTTCATTTTTCCTTAGGAGATTAAAAGTCGTAAATCCTAAAATTACGACTAATACCCCAAGTGAAGAGATTAATATTGTTTCAATCATAAATTTTCTAACATATTTTTTAATCCCGGGCTTTTAATTGTTTTAAGAGCCTTTGATTTTATATTACTATTTAATTTAAAAATTTTCTTTGTGGGTTCCAAATCTTTTTGAAACTCCCCTAACCACTCTTTTTCAAACTCAATTCGAGAAGCTAATATATCAGCTTGATGAATAATATATACTAAAGAAGTACGGGGTTTTAATTCCGGCATATAACTTTTAAGATAAGATTCATTTGATGGATCATATAAACCATCATGTAATTTAATGGATAACCATTCATTTTCTGTTGGTAAAATACCATTATCAACTAACAATTTAATGGAACGATCTGGTACAGACATATAGGTTAATTTTTTATTAAATTGATACATTTCCCCCATATTTTTTTTTCTCCATTCGTCCTGAGATGGTAGGTGAGAATAATTATCTTCATCCCCCATTTTCCCAAGGTCATGGTTTAAACAAGAAAATACAAGTTCCTCATCTGTCCAATTTTCTTCAACACCAAAATCTTTCCAAACTTTATTAAGTTTTAATGCTGATTCAATAACCCGAATAACATGATCTACATAACCACCTGGAAATGCATTATGATATGCTCTTTTATGAGATGCTGGCATAATCATAAGTTCTTCCTGATGTTTGTTATAGAATTGTTGTAATTTTTCTTTTCTTGGGGATTCAATATAACTTATATAACCCAAGAGATGTTCCCAATTTTCTTGGATTTGTTCTGCTGTTAAATTCATAACTTTTATTCTTCTCTTTCTATAATAGATTTAATATCCTCTATTAATTCTTCAACTTCTCTTTGTGTTTCATTGATTTCTAGATTTGTTCCACCTCTATGGATATTCATATCTAATTTTTTAAGTAATCCATTTAGGGTCTGGATACGACGTAGTATTAAATCTTTATTTCTCATAAATTTTATTTGTGTTTTTTCCCCCCCTTTTCATCCCTCTCGCTTTATTATTCTATTATTTTATTTTTCCTCATAACCCGTAATATCAATATACGAACTTAATCTTCAACCTCCAAATCTCTTTCAACAAAATCCAATATTTTTTTAAGGTAAGCACACTTTTCGTATTCTTCCATATCTTGATAATGATTTATTGACAAATCAAGGGAGGTTTTAAATTCTTCTGTATTATTAACTTCTAAACATTTTTTCCACTTTTCATCTTTTAAATCACACTGTTTAATAAAATCCCACCCCCTATCATAAGTAATCATGTCACCAGCTTCTTCTAATTCATATGTGTTTAAACTTGGCTTAACATCTTTAAACATATTAATAATCCTATTTTTGTACATAAAATGATTAATAATAATTTTCCTAAACATCCCTATTTTATATGCAGGAGTTGACTTGAAATTTTCCAATCTTTTAAGTTCCTCTAATTCCTCTTGAGAATAAAAAGGAAATCTCTTCTCCCCTACCCTAAATAAGTTAAATATTTTATTAACATCCATACTCATAAATATAATAAAAACACACATTAAAATCAAATAAGTTTCTCATTATAGCGGAATATGGTGATTATATATAAGTATCGTTGATAGTTGCGTTAAATTAATTGATTATGGGACAAAAATGGGTACCATTGGGCACCCAAATTTGCAAGGTTAGAAAATTAATCAATTTATATACTCTAAAGCTAAATCAAATAATTCTTTATTTATTTTTTGATCTTGTTTGAAATTTTTTATTTGCCGAGCTTTTCGAACTTTGTCACCCACAACATATTCAAAATCCCCATCAATGATTTTTTCTTGAACAACATTAAAGACACTCCAAAGATCATTACCATAATCCTCTTTACGAACGGGATTTAACAAGTCATCAATATTAATATTAATCCTATTTAATTCCTTTACAGTAAATCGAGTTTCAAGAGCTTTTTTAGCAAATTCAACAGCTTTATCTTGACCCAATTGGACTTCTTTCATTTTATTCATTGATTCAACAGTTAAAGGTAATTTTTCCACCAACCCTCTAATTTGAACTTGAAGCTCTTCAAATGAATAACCCATATGACGGATTCTAACATCCTCAAATTGAGTATCAGAAACAACCAATCCATTCGCACAAATCATTCTATATAACCCTGCAGCAAAATTAAATGCATTTTTACCATCATGACTATTTGTTAATAGAATTTGTGGAAAAACTGTATCTTCATTTTCTGCATTAATTACAACATCTGGATTCCTAAATACTACTAGGTGTTTTTGCACACCCTTGGTTGCAATTGTACGAGCCTGGACTTCTTGGACATCAACAACATCCCAACCTAAAGTTCTCATATCATTAATTACTTTAGTTGTAGGAATATGAGTATAATGTTTTGATACCTCACTAGATGGTTTTTGGGTAAAAACTGAAGGTGCTTTTTCTCTAATCTCTTCATCATTCATAAACCCTTTTTTACTTAAATCTAACATAATTTTTCTTATTTTTTAATTATTTTATCATTTTATTTACGCCGTAAATATACGAAGGGTATCCTGGGGAGCCAAGTTTCCTGTGCATTACTTTTAATAAAAGTACAAGAAAAGAAGCAGATACTAGCACTAATAATACTGTATCTGCTCCTAACAAAATCCTCGTCGGGATATGATGATTTTAATTAATAATCTTTATTATCAATATACATCCGTTCTACTCTACCATCTTCATATTGAAAGATATAAATTCCTCCGGGTAAATAATCTACTCCAATCCATACATTTTGTCCTATAATGTTATAAATGTAAATAGGA